TGCTGGAGGATGTTGAGCTGCGTGAGGTCAACGAACTGATTCAAGCTGGTGACAAGCGGCTCACGGTGGCTGCTGATGACTTTGCGACAGCACCTGAAACTAAGGACGTGGTGTTGATCAACAGCGTGGTCCATCAGATCATCGCTGTGCAGACGACCGAGCAGGACAACACGGCGATCACCCATGAGTTGATCTTGAGGGCCTGATCATGCCGCGCGAAATCCGGGTTGATCAGATTGGTGGGTTGCTCAAAAAACAAGTGGGCCAGCTTGTTAAGGCCACCACGTTCGAGTGGGAGGCCCGTGTGAAGCTAGAGACGCCTGTTGGGGAAACAGGCAATTTGCGAAACGGCTGGCGCAGCGATCTAAAAGGCTTTTCAGGCACTGTTGAGAATCGCGTGGAATATGCGGAGCCTGTTTGCTATGGCACCAGTCTGCCGCCTAGTTGGAACGGTAAATACAGAACAAGGCAAGGCACAGTCCCAGGCTTTCCTGATCGCATTGCCAAAGAACTTGAGCCTTGGATTAAGGCCGAGTATGAAAGGATCAAACGGCAAGGCTGATGGCTGCTGCAGACCTAAACACCATTCGATCCACGATTGAGGGCAGGCTGGCCACTGAGCTTGCTAACAGTCCGGCCATCCCGGTGGTGTTTCACAACATGGCTTATGAGCCAACACCAAACTCATCGTGGGTGCAGTGCCTTACATCCTTTGGCGCTGGTGAATACTTGGGCCAAGGCTTAACGACAGACTCCCAGAACAGGATCGTTGGTCTTGTCCTGATCAACATTTTCACGCCACAAGGAACTGGACCTGGCGCTAATTATGTGATTGGTAAGCGCGTTCGAGACCTTTACAATAGGGTCATCGTGTCGGGGGTTTTCTTCGACGCTGCTACAGGTCCAGAGGCTCTGGCATCACCAGCTCCCGAGGGCTACTTTCAAACTCAGGTCCGTGTGACCTTTGAATCCATCGAGGAACTCTGACCATGGCCACCCTTCGCGGAGAACAAGGCGCAGTCCAGTTTGAAACTGGTTCTGGTTCGCTTGCAACTGTTGTCGGCACTCGCAGCTGGAGCCTGACAATCACCAAGGAAACTTACGAGACCACCGATCACGGTGACACGTTTCGCAATTTCATTGGTGGCTTGATTTCCGGTTCTGGCACGGTGGAACTGGTTTATGACCCTGATGCCACTGGCCAAGCTGGTCTGATCGAGGACGTTGTTAAAGCCAACGACGCCACTGATGCAAGCTTCGAGCTGTTTACCACTGGCACTAGCGCAGGCACAGATAGTCTTGCTTTTGGCGGAATTATCACTGACATGGAAATCACTTCTACGGTCGGTGAATTGGTTGTTGTCACCTGCAACTTTGTGACCTCTGGCACCATCACTTCTAACCTTCAGTGATGAGGCTATAGTTTGAGCGATACGCTCAAACTATTTAATGCCTGCTAACAATCGCACTGTGGATTTGCTGGTTGAGGCGTTTGATCTCAACCAGCGCCGCAAGTTCGAGTTGAAGAATGCAGCTGGAGACGTAATCGTCGAGCTGTACTTCAAGCCAATCACGCGCGCAGATCGTAAAAAGGCGCAGAGCTTGGCTGGCACCGATGAAGCTTTGGACATCAGCACGCAGATGCTGTGTCAGATGGCAGAGCTTGAGGATGGCACTAAAGCCTTTGCTTCTGCCGATGCAGCCAAGCTGCAGCGTCAGTTGCCCGAGTCTGTTCTGAATGATGTTGAGCTATTCCTCTTTGGCCTGAATCAAGAGGCTGACCTGGAGGAAGCAAAAAACGAATAAAGCAGGACAGCTGGCTCAATTTTGAGTTTTTTCTGGCCTGCGAACTCGGGATGACGGTGAGCAGGCTTCGCACGGAGTTGACCGATGCGGAGCTTGTTCACTTCGCTGCGTTCTATGAGGTGAAAGCCGAACGAGAAGAGAAAGCAATGGATCGCGCAAAAATGCGACGGCGGTAGACTTTGATCATCGCTGAAGTGCAGCCGTGGTAGTCAGCAACATTCAGCTGCGTGTCAATTCCACGCAAGCCGTTAAGGCCCTTAACAGTGCCAACGTTGCGGCGAAAAAGCTGAACGCCACGCTGCAAAGATCGCAAGGCGCGATGAAAAGCACGCAGGGCACACTGCGTGGAATGGCTAGCTCTGGCTTTGGTGCAGCCAAAGGCATGGGTGCTGCGGCTGTCAGCGTTAAGGGCTTGGGCGTTGCGTTCAAGGCGGCCTTGGGTCCGCTTGGCCTGGCGATCACTGCGATTGGTGCGGTGACTTCAGGTATAAAAGGATTTGTTGAGGCAGATAAGGCCAGAGCTGCTGTTCGGACACTTGGCGTAGATGCAAAAGCTTTAGAGGATCAGCTGGTTGGCGTTGTCGCCAATACCAAAGGGCTGGCTTCTAGCAATCAACTTTTGGCGGCGTCTTATGACGTAGCTTCTGCTGGCTTTAGCAAAGCGGCTGACATAACCAAGATTCTTGAGGCGTCGGTCTTTGGTGCTGTTGGTGGCATGACAGACATCGCCACGGTGTCGGACGCAGCCACCAGCGTCATGAACGCTTTTGGCTTGACCACCGACAGTGTGGCCAAGATTGTTGACGGTTTCATTCAGACGCAAAATGACGGCAAAATTGTCGTCGGTCAGTACGCAACGCAGATTGGTCGTGTTGCTCCGATTGCGGCAGCGGCAGGGGTTGGCATTGATGAGCTGAATGCAGCCATCTCTACTGTCACTGCTCAAGGTGTACCGGTTGAGAGCACTTTCTCAGGCATCAACCAAGTCATCGCATCGATTGTGAAACCGACGGCTGAAGCGGCCAAGGCTGCCGAACGCTTGGGCCTTGACTTCAGCAGCGCAGCAATTAAGACCAAAGGCTTTGGCGGCTTCCTTGAGGATGTCATCCAAAAAACAGGTGGCAGTGAAGTTGAGATCACCAAGCTGTTTGGTTCTGTTGATGCACTGAAGGCGTTAATGCCTTTGATCAATGATGATCTTGTTCGCTTCAATCAAAACCTCGACAACCAGAAGAACGCGACTGGCGCAGCAGAAGATGCCGCGAGCATCATGGGCGAGACGGTTTCGTCTCAGATCAGCCGTATTGTCAACAGCATCACGACGTTGGTTCGTGGACTAGATCAAGTTCTTGGCCCAGCAATTAAAGGCATTCTTGATCTGGTCAACAATGTGCTGACTGCGGCTGTTAAGGCGACGGACGCCCTGACAAAAATGTTCCGAATGAATGCCGCCAGGAAGCAGGCTCGTGAAGAGATGGGTGGGAGGATTGGTCGCGGCACTGTTAAGCCAAGCAAGGAAGAGATTGAGGCTCGTGCGCTTGAAATTTACAATCAGCAGATAGCAGCTTCCGCTGCAGCTACAAAGCCACAGACGGTCTCGCCCACCCCACAGAACAACATTGTCGCAACGGGCGGTGCTGCTGGCGGAGGCAAAAGCAAAGGCAAGACTCCGTTAGAGCGGCAGCAAGAAGCGGCAGAAAAATTAGGTGCCAGCCTGAAAAATCAAACGACATTGGCCGGGGCTCTCACCGAACAAGAGCGAGCAATGTTGCAGCTCAAGATTGACAAAGCAAACATTGACAAGCAGTTCCCTTTACTCGCAGAGGCAACACGGGACAAGCTCAAGGAGCAGCTTGAAAATCTTTATGCGCAGGAAAACGTAACCCAGTCAATTCAAGATCAAAGGCAGAAAGAGGCTGATGCCATTGAAGAGGCGAATAGAAAAGCAGAACAAAGCGCGAAACAATTAAATCAGTTTTACCAAAGCGTTGCGGACACAATTCAAGCTGGGATTGTTGATGGCATCATGGGCGCTATCGACGGCACGAAGTCACTCAAAGAATCGCTTTCGGGTCTTCTTAAATCTGTTGGCCGGATGTTCCTTAACCAAGCGATCGGCAGCATCATGCCGACGTTTGGAGCCGAAGGCGGTTTCGCTTCAGGTGCCACTAATGCTGTCGTCGGAGAGGCTGGGCCTGAATACGTCATACCTGAGAGCAAGATGCGCGAGAGTATGGCGCGTTATGCACGGGGTGCTCGTGGCAGTGCTGTTATCCCTGAGAACGGAGAAGGCGGAACCAACAGTGAAGGCGGTGGTGTTAGCGCCAGCACTCTTGATGTTCGCTTCAACGTGGAGCGCATCAACAGCGTGGATTATGTGACCGCATCTGAATTCCAAGCAGGCATGAGGCAGGCTGCAGCGCAAGGCGCACAGCGTGGGCAGCAAGCTGCACTCAAGCGCCTGCAACAATCACCATCTACGCGTAGGAGGGTCGGGATTTGACGACGATCTCAGTTGGCAATTATTTGAAGCTGACCAACCCTCAGCAAACGGTAGTTTATCGTTTCCAAAATTTTCACATCCAACAAAACGCGACATTTGACGGAGAGACCTACACCTTTGTCCCGTTTGGATTTTCTGGTGTAAGTATCAACCGAACTGGCGACAACACCGAGGCTAGCTTGCTCTTCCCCAACAACCAGCTGAGTCGTGCATGGGCATTAGATGCGATTGAGCAACAATGGATTGCAACTGCATTTGTCATGAGCCTCGATCCAGACGACAGGACTACCGGAACCAAGATGCACGAATATGTGGGGCAGGTGTCGCAGGGTGACTGGGATGAAACTGCATTAACTTTGATGCTCAACACCATTCTTGATGGCGTGGGTTCAGATGTTCCCTTGCGTCGTCTGACTCAATCTCTGATCGGCAACATTCCCGTTTCTAGTGGCGTGCGATTGCGTTGATCTAATCGGCTTGCCATATCGCCTGGGCTCTGATGGCTCTGATGGGCACATCGACTGCATTCATCTGGTGTATGAAGTCCAGCGACGTTGTGGGATTGCCATGCCACCGTTTAATCCTGACTGGTACACAGCGTCTCCAACAAAAATCTGCAGAGACCTCTTGCGTTGGGGGGATCGAGTTGCAGAGCCTCAGTATGATGGCGACATGCTTCTGCTAGAGGGAAGATCGTGGGTTTTCGCGGTGGCATGGGAGAAGGGGATTCTCTACATCAACAATCCTCTAGCGTTCGTGACTTGGGCACCGGCGTCCGTATTTACGAACTACCACTGCTTCCGTATGAAAGGCAGTTAATCGAAACGCTTGGCTGCACTGAGCAAGAGTATCGACGGTTTGCATATCTTGCGGCGAAGCGTGGGGCGTTACGTCCGGCTGAATATGCCCATATTCCTCACATTGTCAATGAGCCAGTAACCACCACTCAGTTTTTAACGCAACTTGCAATTGGTCTGGTCCTGACTGGAGTGTCAATGCTCCTGCAGCCAAAGCCAAAGCAGTTTTCACGCGGCGAGACTGTCAAGCTTGCAGACGTAACTGGTCGGGATCGCTTTAGCCCTACGTCTGGGTTTGATTCGCAGGCTGAGCTTGCTGATTACGCAAGTCCCATTCCAATTATTTTCGGTCGCTATACCGGTCCAAGTGGTGGAATTGTTGCCGCACCACGCCTTGTCTGGTCGCGTGCGTTTTCGCTTGGAACGCAGCAAATGGTCAAGCAGTTATATGTAGTGGGGGAACAGGGAGTTATTGGCACTACAAATGGAATTGAAAAACCAGACCTAAATGGAATTTTTCTTGGCAATTCGCCTTTGGACGTAATTTACAGCCATGAGTTTGCGTTTTACTGGAAAAGAAACAGCGTTGAATTCAGCAGAATCCAAGCAGCAAATTTAGCTTACGGCACTAGGGGTAAGCCTGAGTCTGGTGATGTTGAAGCCAACAACGATATTTTCTTGTGCCCTACAAGTTCGAGCGATGCAGATACCGGTTTTTGTTCCGCCCATACTCCAAGCAATCAAACACAGTTTGGAGTTTATGGAGCTATCGCGAACGGCACTAACTATCGCTTGAACTGGAGGGTTGTAAGCATTCCAAAAATCGAAGACCAAGACGACGACCCAAAAGATCGGTTGCTTGCTGAACGTATCAAGATTGCTGGTGATTATGGCTTGAGTGATTCCAGCGACATTCAGGCGCAAGGTCAACGGGGCACAGGCCGTAACTACGGCCGCCGCATGGGTATTGTCGATCTAAATGGCACGCCAGTGTCTGATTCTGGTTCGACACCAACAGAAGTTCGCGAAGCAAACGTAGGAGATACCGCCACGTTTTCTATTGCAACAGGCAAATTACCTGACGATCTTTACAAGCGACAAAAGAAACTAATCGTCAAGGTTGATGACATAAACCAAGCCGTTGACGGATTCCGTCGAAGTGCTGATGACATGCTCCAAGTTGGGGAAAATATAATGATCGGGCGAACCGCTTGGGTCGTTCAAAGTCGCAGCAAGGAAAGCTGGGAACCTGACACGCGTCAAAACATAACCTTAAAGTGTGTCGAAACTTTTGGATCTGGCCTTGGTGCCTCAATTGGGCTCATCAGCAAAAGAATGCTTGGTCGTGGCGTTTACAACGACGACAATGGAACGACAGATGCGCGAAACGGTTTGAATATGTCTGCAGGCGTTGGATTTTATCCTTTAACAAAAGTGAGCTTTGGGGTCGTCAGAAACACGCGGGCTTGCGATGTAACTGAAATTGGTTTGAAGTCACAGGTTTGGAATAGGTTGAATGGTATTTGCAATTTCTCTGAAGTCCCTTCAGGTATTGATTTGCTTGAAGCCGAGAAAGACAAAATATCGTTTGAGGCTGGTACGCAAAACATTTACATTGCCCGAACTTCTGTCTGGACGATTTTTATACGCAACGCAGGCACTGATGTAAATGGTGCAGCGTTTCCATGGCATCCACTTGGCGAGCAGTTTTGTATTACTGGCCAAACGCCCCAGGATGTCTACAACTCAATTAAGATCAAGCACCCAGAGCGTAGACAGTATGAATTTAAGTTTGTGCCTAAGAGTGGAGCTGATGTCGTGCGGCATTCTGCTGACAACGAATTATTCTTGCGCTTGAATGCAAAAACAGGAAAGCAAATAACTCGGGGTTTTGTGACGGCAATTTCTCCCACCCCATTTGAGGTAACGATTACGGGTGATGAAATTACTGCTAGTGAAATTGTTTTTAGCCCTGAAATGGCGACAGACCCGGGCGCTACTCCTGCGTCTACCGTGCAAACAGCGCCTAGCGTTATTGGTATTGATAAATATCTGCCAGATATATTTGTTGCGAATCAACCGGTTGAAAGTGTGTCGCGTATAGGCTTTTTGCCTCTAGACGCTAGCAGGGGCAGAAAACATACTCTCGGACGTGAAATTTTTGGTAAAGCCAAGTTTATGGGGCAAACAAAAACACGCAATGTGGAGGCGGGCGACGGGAGTGGCAGGACTCTTAATCTAAAAATTTCAGCAGTTGTGGAGGAGCAGTTTGGTGCTAACCATGACGCCTACCCCAACGATTTTACTTGGACGATAACAGACATTTCTGTAAATTCGAGCAATGGCGACTTCCAGCCAAATTCAACTTTTGAGTTTCAGGTTGACTTTACTGGCAACCCTAAGGCAAGTCGACCTGCAGCTGGCATCAACCTAACAAGCGGCGGTTTACATTTACGAATTGAAAGTCTCAAGGATAAAAACCCTAGCGGTCGTGAATCTGCTTTTGAAGAAGCAGTTTTGGGAGACGCAGAAAGAGAAAGCATTGGAACCATAAACTCAGAGACTTTTACCATAACAAAAGGCAATAAATTTATTAAGGTCAAAATGACAGGAACTGTGGTGGAACGGGGCGAAAGAACTGCAAGCTTCTTTAATAAGGCCAAGGCTTGGGGAAATGTTTCTTTTGAAGTGCAACCGTTATTTACTTCTACTAACTGGAGCATTGGCGATACTTTTGAGCACGAAATTTCGCTAAGCACCCGTACTTCAAACGCATATGCGCAGGGCAGAAGCACTGCTGGAGCCCGGTTTAAGATCTTAAATGTTGAAACGACTACCACTCCTGCTGGCCTGACTGGCGAGCGTTTGTTTGAGCTGAACACTCAAGTTGCCGATATTAGTCAATACGGAAATTTGGTTCAAAAGTCAAACGATTCAGCGCCTGAGCATGAAATTGTTTATGTCAACGAGTCAGTAGCGAATGATGAAACTCCTAATTACGCAAACATGACCTTGACGGGTTTAGCGTTAAAGTCTGGGCGTAATTTTGCGCGATTAGATCAGCTAAGAGTTTGGCTGGCCGATGGCATCCCAGTGACTCGTTTTTCTGATGGCGGTCATGGGCCAAGCAACAAATTCACTGATTTGGTTTATTACTTGTTAACTGACAAGGTTGCGGGGACAGGCAACGTAGTTTCTGACCAACTAATCAACACGGCAGATCTTGCGACGACAGGCAAATTCCTTGAGTCGAACAAGCTTTTCTTTGATGGCGCGATTGACCAAGCCGTAAATCTTCGCGATTTTATCGGCAGAACCGCTCCGTTTTTCCTTTGCAATTTTGTAATTAGCGATGGCAAGTTTAGCTTGCTGCCTGCTTTGCCCACGGATACAAATGGCAACATAAGCCAAAGCCCTGTTTCAATCAGCGCGCTGTTCACTCAAGGCAACATCATCGAAGGGACGTATGGTATTGAGTATTTATCAGCAGAAGAGCGTAAGGACTTTCAGGCTGTAATCAGATATAGAGAAGAGCGACAGAATCAACTGCCTACCGAGAAAACACTTGTTGTGCGCAGAGCCGTTACTGGTGCGTCAGATCATCCAATCGAGTCTTTCGACTTGACTCAGTTCTGCACAAGCCGTGACCATGCGTTTCTTGTTGCCCGATATTTCTTGACGCTGCGTAAGCGGGTCACGCATAGCGTTCGCTTTAAGACAAACCCATTTGGCATTTCTTTGGCTCCTGGTTCGTTTATCCGTGTGGTCACGGAGTCCAGCCCTTACCAATCTGCCAATAACGGCACGATCAATGCAGATGGCACGATTACGTCTGCAACCGAGCTGGTGGATGGGTCTTATTCGATTGTTTTTTACCAGTCGCTAGACGATGATGTCACAGAGGCAACAATGACGATCTCGGGCGGCAAGGTGCTAGAGACAGCCTTGCACGATTCGCTGTTCACGATTTCTGATTCGACCGTCTCAAGCAACACTTATATGGTTGAGCAGTTGACGCTTGGCGAGGATGGGATGGTCGACGTTATGGCGACGGAGTTCCCGACCACAAGCACCTATAACAGCAAGATGGCGGCTGATGTCCTAGACACCTCCGCTTACACGACTGAGGGCTAGCCATGCCGTTCCCAACTCTTACGCCAACAAGCCGTCAGTTTGATGCTGGTGACTTTCCTGTCAAAACCTATAAAGCGCAGTCAGGCGCAGAGGTTCGGATTCTGTATGGCACAGATCGAACCAGCATGACGCTGAGCCTGAGTTTTGCAAATATCACGGACGCCAACGCTCAGCTTTTTGTCGATCACTACGATGAGACCAAGGGCACGTTTAATACTTTTGACCTGCCAGCCGAGGCAGTGCAGGGTTGGAGCGGCACTGCGGCGACTTTCCAAACGATTGGCGACAACAAGTGGCGATACGCCTCTCCGCCGTCAATTGCCAATGTGCGCCCTGGGACTAGCACTGTTACAGTCAATCTGATTGGTGTGCTCTGATGGCAAAGGTTTACACCGGCAGGGATGGCGTGATGCAGCTGGGTGGAACGACCCTTGCCAAAGTCGTGAATTTCTCGCTGTCAGCCAACCTTGAGACGCTTGAAACTACAACGTTGAACGAGAATATCCGTAGCTATACGCCTGGCATTTCGGGCTACAGCGGCAGCGCCACGTTGCTGTATTACAAGGACGACAGCAACAACATCAATACGACTGATCTGCTGAACAAGCTTTACAAGACGGGGACCACAGGCGTTAGCAGTTCAGACACTGTTGAGCTGACCTTCCGCTGGGTGGACGGTGCAGACAACAACGACATCAAACTGACGGCTTATATCACCAGCGCAAATATCGGCGCATCAACTGGCGAGATCGTCAGGGCTGAGATTGCGTTCCAGGGAACAGGAGCATTGTCGACGGTCACAATGTCATGAGCGTTTACCTTGGCACCCATGGGGAAGTAGAGCTGCAGCGGCAGTTTGATGGCAGCGATCTGCGCTCCACCATCAATCCATCAGATGTCAACGCAACCAAAAAGCGTTTTAGTTTCGACTTTGAGCACGGCCAGTTGTTGAGCGGTGATCAGATTGAGATCACCAGCACTGATGGCACGGCGCTCGATTTCATCGACAGCTACACCAAGACCAGCGTCAAGAAATTCATCCATGTTGATGAGTTAGATGGCATCAGGCTTTATGACTCATTCGCCAACGCGGTGAATGGTGGAACGGCTAACGCCACTGCTCTTGCTACGCCTGCAAACGACCTGCCGATCAGGGTGACTGTTGCAAATGCTGGTTACTTGGTGTTAGCGCAAGTCAATGGGTTTGAGCTAAATACTGAGCGCGAGACCGTTGACACCACTACGTTGTCTGACGAGTTTCGCAGCAGGATCAGCACGTTGATGTCTGGCTCTGGTCGGATGTCTGCGTTTTGGGAGTACACCGGCAACACCAGCCAAGAACTGCCGAACTACTTGGTGGAGTTGTCTTTGCGGACGCGAGTTGGCAGTCAGTTTAAGGCTCGTTTTTATATCAAGCGCAACAACCACAACCCTGGCGGTGTAGCGGCAAACGACAACGATGAGATCTTTTATGAGTTCACCGGTGTGCTGACTGGTTGCGCTGTGCAGTTTGCCCCGAACAACACTGTGCAGGTTGAAGCTGATTTCATCACCACTGGTTTGATTCAGTTGCGAATGGATCTAGAGGTGCCTGACAAGCTGGTGCAAGAAAACACAGACGAGATCTTGTTAGAGCAGGGCACAGCTGACGCGATCTTGCTGGAATCAACCTAATCACAGCTCTATGATGAACCCATCGTGGTTCATGCGTAGGGTTTCATGGCTGACCTTAAGATCAGTGCCCTTAACAGCCTTGCGGGGGCTGATCTGGTTGCCGCAGACGTGGTTGCTGTTGTT